ATCGGGAGTTATACACTAGTATTTCTCAGATAGCAATTCGACCTTTAACACCTCATAAGAATACCCCATTACCTACAGATGTTAGTATGCCTTCGTTTTTGAAGGAGATAATAGGTATATTGAGTGGTAGATATTTACGACAATTGACTGGTATAGATATGAATGTGCAACCAGGTTCTCTAGCAGAATTGTGTCTCAAGCGTTTGAGCTGGGAGAAGATTTTGTATGAGCAGTGGTATGGTATGCAGCAAGTTATTTATACTACGAATAATGTATCACCTAGTAAAATGATAGCACTATATAAGACGTTTGATAATGACGGAGCTATGCGGGGTTTTTCCTTCGCTACTTTGAAAGGAATAATTCCGCGTGGGCTCCGCCGTTTAGAACGTATGTTAGATTGTGAAAATAGAGTGGGTACAGAAGATTTTAGTTATTCCCCAGAGAAGTTATTTAATTATATAAAAATAGGAACTTCTGGGGGTATAATAAGTACGCAAACTGGTCAAGAGAATATAAATGGTAATGTGTATTGTGTAAAGAATAGTGGCGACAAGATTCATCATCTTGAAGCTGCTATAAAGCATTTTCATCGATTTATGTTTTGCGTATGTACTGGCAGAAAACACGTGTTTCAACCTTTGTGTGTTTTGAAAATAAAAGGTGAATTTAAGTATGGCCATGAGAAAAGTGTTTTGGAGTTACAGCAGATGTTAATGAAAAGTAGGGAGTTCTTCATACCTAGTGTAGATATGGTTTTTTTGTCTACACTGTTATTTGAAAAGCGTATGTTTTTTGAAAGAGGTAATTTGATTCGAATAGGTATGAAGTTCTGGCATGGAGGAGCTTATGAGTTAGCAAAGTTTTTGAATTATGATAATCCTGATATTTTCTTTTTCGATGGAGATATAGAGGGGCTTGATAAGAAGATTAAAGATTGGCAACTATATTTATATATAGCTGCGGGAACCCGTTATTTCAATTGGAAAAAGATGAATAGTAGGCAGGTAAAAGTGTTGCGAAAATTGATACGTATTCTTATGTATCATATATTCTAATAAAGTTGTTTTGTGCACTGGAACTTTTTGGCGAATAATGCGAGGAGTAATGTATTCAGGTGGTAAAGAAACATCCCATGGAGATAGTTGGGTTATGGGATTTGTGTTTTGTTGTTATATAGTTTATACTATGGATAAATACCCAGGAATGATGGCCGCAATAGAATATGCTTTAGATAGACGTTTTTTAGCTATTGTGGTTTATGGGGACGATCATATAATTTGTTGTCCGAAAATACTGCGTAATATTATTAATGTTCAGTTATTTTCTGAGTTTTTATCCACTTATATGGATATGGTTTTGCGAGATTTTCAAGAGTATGATTCATTTTTGTCAATTCCTGATGAGAATGGAGGTTTAAAGTTTAAAGGTCCGCGATTTCTTAAAGTCTATTTTATTGAAAATGTGACTAATCCAGATTTACCCCCTGTGTTGCCGTACACGCTTATTAATGAGCGTATGTTGAGACTCTTTTGTGATGCAGAAGCTTATGCGGAGAAGTATATTTTAAAAGCTATAAGTGCAGCATGGATGTCTTTTGGTACTAATGATTTATTTTACCAATTGTCGTTTGAGTTTTATGAGTATTTAATGCTCTCTCAACGTAGATCACCTTATCAAATGTATTTAGATGCTATTCAGTCCAGAGATGGAAGATTAACTATTAATAAAATGATAAGGATGTGTGGCATGACCCCAGAGCAGATGTTCAATCATTTTCCTTCTAAAAAAGAATTAATTAAGCGTCATATATATGATCCTCAGTATTGCGCTTATGGGAATAAAGGAGACTGGTTATTTACAATGGAAACGGAGTTTAGTGGGATTAGGGTTGCCCAGAATGAACCTTTGGATGACTATTAGTCTTCCATAAATTACCAGATAAAAAATAAAAATTAAAAAAAAATAAATGCC